CTTGAGAGGGTTATACCTGTCGCTTTTATTCCATTAATTATTGAGTTCATCCCTGTTGTATTATATCTACTTGTTGAATTTGTTCCTGTCAAAACCGCACCAGCAACACCAAAAATTATTCCAGTCACACATCCGTGAACTACATTATTAGTAAATGTTGAATTACAAACAGCATTAATGTAATATCCTGTGGCTGCGATTGTTTGAATTAAGCAGTGGTCTATTGTATGGCTTCCTGCTACATCTATTTGAATTGAGTTTCCTGCCTGTGAAGCAATATAAGCAGTATAGGTAATTGAATTGGCTATGTAAGCTGTTGTTGAAATGGGTTTCTGATAAGTATTGAAAGTTGAATAACTAATCACATTTGTGGTGGTTGAATAAGTAATCGCATATTGGGTTTCCACTACATTCACTTTGTTGAGTGTTAATACAGTTGTTCCCCCGCAATAATAAAAAGTCCAAGTAGCAGTTCTGCTTGCGCCATTTCCTTTCATCCACGTTTCTCCGTCCTGGGTGGGTGTTCCTGATAAATTCCAACCACCAGAAACTGTGACGTTCTTTGAATTAATATAACAAGTATAGGTTGTAGCAGTCCAGTTCCCTGTATCCGTAACTATATTTGCTTTCAATAAACTATTAACTGTTCCGCTTGTTCCATAGTATTTTTGTTCAAGTGTTAAGGAAGCTGCAACTACTGCTTGAACTCTATAAAAAGTTTCCATAGAACCATTTCCAGTAGCAGAAGGCTTACCAATATAATCTCCTACAGCCACTGTGCCAACTAAACTGACAGAAGTAGTGACTGTTGTAGAACCGTCTGTAAATACAATATTTCCAGAACCTACTGAACTTGGTGCGGAAGTCTTGGCTAATCTCAATTCATCTCCTGTTGACCAAAGTGTTGCCACCTTATTGTGTGTTTTATAAGGATTTCCTGAACTGCCATCTCCTGTTGAATCGTTTCCACTAACTAAATCTACATAATAAATTGTCATTTGGTCACCTCTAAAATTAAGACTATTTGCCTAATTGTTGAACTGCTATCCACATTATAAGCTAAAACATCTCCGCTTGTAACAGAAGTAATCCAGCCAGTTAAATTATCCGACGAAGTAATTTGTGAAGAAGACAGACTTGGCTTTGTTCCAGATGTTATTATTGTATCAGTCACTGTTGGAATTGCATTTGCTTTTTTCCATATATCAAAAACTATGCTTCCAGAAGTATCTCCTGTTAATCTCCATTTATTTATTGTGCAGGTGTATGGAGCAGTATAATATCCTTTCAAACCTGTTGTTAATGCATCTGTTCCATTATCTACAACTATTCCTAATGTAGATGATTGAGTTATAGGAGTTGAAGTTCCTCCTGCTCCGACCAAATCAAAGCGAGCCGTTAAAGGATTAAATTTAAATCCCATTAAGATTTTGTAACAGACAATAAATTTCCAGCAGTATCATAAGCCATAGCTAAACTGCTGATAGTTGAACCTGTCGCACCCCCCAATTTAAATATCGAACTCGTCAAATTATTTGATGTGTCATAAGAACAAGTAATGTAATCATATTGACTTGGAACTAAAGAATTAATTGTTTGCAACTGACTTTCAACTGAACTATCTGAAACAGATAAAATTGCATTAACCACATTAACACTTGCTGTATTTGAAACATTCACAGAGGCAGTATTTAATATGTTAACAGAACTCGTTCCAGTATATGTTACTGGAATGCTTGAATTTGTCACATTTACATCAAAACTTGAATTAGTTATCCCTATATTTCCTGAAATTACTTGAGAACCATCAGTGATAGCCTGTAGAATAGCTAAATTACTTGTTTCTGTGGCTACCCCTGTAAGATTTATAGTGCCTGCGACTATATTCACATCTAAAGCCCCAGAAGTGTCTATATGGGCTCTATTATCAGAACTTGCATCTTTTAACTCTACTGCGCCTATTTCAACATCTCCAGTTAAACTAATAGGCATAGGATCAGCAACATGAACATTAACAGCAACCTCTCCAGACCCGTCTGTTACAAATTTAAATCTTTCTAAATCTCCCCTTACTACGTTGTATATTGTCATTTTTCCTGTCTATGGTAGGATTTTTATTTTTGTAAGTTACGGAAACCACTCGCGCAACTAATGAATTTATTTCTTGATAAAATATTCAACTATATCTAAAAGCGGTTTAGCAATTATTCCAGCAACAGTGCTGTCAATCCAATTATTTGTAACAGCAAATGTGATTAAAGCAGGAACAACCACTTTCAAAAGTTCCTTGTTTCCCTTTATCCATTCGCCTACTTTCCAGCCTTCTAAATTAAATCTTGCCATCATAGTCCTCCAATTTTAAGTATATTGAGAATAAGATTTGTTGTTAAACTTGCTATTGCAACCCCGAGAATGGCCCATAAAATCTTCTTAGTCCAAGAAACATCAACAGAAATAGAAGCCATATGCATCTCTACCTTAGTCATCCTATGGTTAAGAATATCTATTAGTTGCTTTTGATTTGAGCAAAAATCCTGAAATTCTCTGGGTTTTATATATTTTTCCATTTTATATATAGTTTTTTTTATCTTTTAAATATTTATTTTGTTTTATATAAATTATAATTCTATTACAGAAAGTGTTCTGTTAGAAGCAAAATTTTCTGTTTGTGTTCCCCCCCTTCTCCACTGTAATTTAACTGTATGTGCGTCTGCCGAAGCTGTTGTAACCCAATTAAAAGATAAACATAAATTAATACTATCGTCAGCATCTGGTTGTTCTACTGACCTTGAAGCGACAGCACTTCCATCAATTACTAATTGAGTATATAAAAGAGCCCCAACATCGGAAGAACCCCCCTCTACTGAAGCAAGAATTAAAATTGGTCTCCCGCTTGTAGTAATTGTAACTTCCATATTAGGCATATCTTCATAAGAAGAATTAGTTGTATAAACATAATCTGAAGCATTTGCTTGAATAATATTTTGTCCGATAGCATCAACATAATTTTTAGTAGCGGCACAATCAGAGGAAGTGGGCTCGCCAACAGCCATTATTACAGCACTGGCGCACCTTAATTCTGTAATATTATCTCTTAATTGAACAAAATCTCCGCCAGTTGAATTATCCCAAGTATTCGCTCTAATTATTGAACCCTCATCATCATTTCCCACTGATAAAGCACCGACAGCTATTTCAGAATTAGTTGAACCTGTGGGTCTTCCCCAAATAAGCATATCTCTCGAAGAGTCTGTGCTGGTAGTTAATTTAATTAATTCTAATTCGTCACTTCTGGTAACAGTAACATCTTTAGATATTAAAGTGTCAATATATCCAACACTACAAGTTATATCTCCCCCCGTAATATCGTTTGCGGAAACCCCGGTAGAAGCAGTTAAAATATCACATAATATATTTGTTCCACAAGTTATATTCCCATCAACATTCATATTACCAGTTATATTTGCAGTTCCAGCGGTTAGAACGTTTATACTTGCTGTTCCTATTTGAGCATTATTAGCTATAATTGTTGAAGTAGAATAATAATCTACATCAAGGTTTCCGACATTTAAAATGTCTTTTCCTTTCATATCTAAATCTACATATGTTTCTGCCATTATTGACTTTTAACAAATTGTCTTTGGTAAACCTCTGCGTTTATTTTCATTCTGTTAATATCTGAACCAGTAGGAATTAATTTAATGCCAACCCAATTACCTACATCTACACCATTTACTTCATTAGTTAAATCTTTTGTTATCTCACTCCCATTTGTCACATTAAACGGGCTTCCGCTAATTGCTACTTCACTTCCATCTGGTCCCACTAATATGTGCATTTTAGGAGTAGTTGGAAACACATTATCAACAAAACTTACGCTTGTTCCAGAGTGTTCAATATAATCTGTTGAAATGCTTGGAGTAAATTTTAAAACAACTTCGTTAACTGCGGCTACATTAGTTGGAAGATAATACTTGAATTGAATTGGGTTGCTAACTGAGAAATTCCCCGATTGGTCTAAGTGCATAGTATCTGAACTTCCTTGCATATATTTTGATAGGTCTTGATTTCTTTGCCTTTCTGCCTGCATTTGCTCAATAAATTCAAGAGAAACATTAGCACATTCAATCTCCATAGTAAGTGCACCATATTCATCACGATATTCTATTGAAACAATTCTATAATCTCCATTTATACTGGCTTCACTATCAACTATTGTAACAACATCTCCTATATCTAAATTAGCCGCATCAGTCATAGGCTCATCTGGAATTATTTTAATTCTCTCAATAGGGTCTGCGTGATCAACTAAGAAACCACTGGCAACCAATTCTGCTGTTTCTAAATCTGTTAAAGTCCTATCAATTTGCGTGCTTTCAACTAATCCATAAGTAGATATCGAACTTCCAGATTGAGGTGAACTTGATAAAAAATACCTTTCCACATAGTTGTCTTTCTTATGCGGATAGGCAGTTGAACTGCTAACTCCCCTTGAACAACCTGTTAAATTATTTGAAGATTTTCCAGAATAATTGATAACTTCTTCTGCAATTCTAATAGTCCCTGAACTCGGAAAACTACTTGCATCCATTAAACCGATGGTTGAATTAGTATCAGCAATATTTGCACTTAAAAAACTACTTTGTGTTGATGCCTGATAAGTTGAAGTTTTTAATTGGTTATCCCCATCTCCGAAGCCTAAGCAGTTGCCCGACCAGATACATTTATTATTTCTTCTAATAAAAAATACATGATTTGGAACAGTAATATCATAAATTTTTCCCTTATAATTTTCTTCTTTTTGATGTTTTGATTTTACTCTACATTTTAAATGGGATATATTTACACTTAAAGAATAAGCATTATTTCTTCTTAAATTAAAAGTAAAACCATATCCGCATTTTAATAATAATTCAGATACATCTTCAATTAATTTTTTAGAGCAAGAATAATATATGGAAATATTTCCCTGTTTATTATGTGTTTCATCTCCTTCAAATAAGATATCTAAAAAATGTTTTATCTGTTCTGTTGATAATTCTTTAATAAATTCTGGAATAAATTTGTCTTTTGCTTTTCCAAATTGTTCAAGATATTTATATAATTGTTTATCATAAAATTCAATTCTATCGGGATTTTTACAAATAAATGGTTTAAACCCCATATTTTGAATAAGGTTTATAATTTTATTAAGATTGGGATAATTTTGTGTTATTCTTATCTTATGTCCTTTTTTGATATTCTTATGAAGATTTCCTTCGGATAAATACCAACCCAAAAATTCTAACCACAGTTTCATAGAAAATTTCTTTTCGGGGTATATTTTAATTTCGTCATGTCCTTTCCCTCTACCAGAATGCCAAGTATTAATTACTTGAGGGAGAATAAATTCCTCTTTACCTTGTTTATTCCATTTACAATCCTTTTTAAAATTTAACCATTTTCCAAATATTTCTTTAGATTGTATTCTTTCAAAATTTTTACTCCATATTTTTTTACAATAAAGGGCGTGTTCTGGAGTAACTAATAAATCCACATTATCATTTTTATAATGATGCATGATTCCATTATAATCATATTCCTGTTTCGCAATAGGTTTATAGTATTCTAATTCTAATGTATTGGGATTTAATGTTGCAACATCGTCAAATAGAGTTAAATCTTTAAAAAATTTATAACCTTGTTTAGTTAAAACTTCAGTTTTATCATCATAGCAGGTTACATAATTAGACATATTGCTTACATCTTTTTCTCTTGAAGTCCTAACTGCATTTGCTCCTGTTCCAGTAATTGCGAAAGTTTTAACAGAACTTGTTGAACCTCTTATTGCTGCAAAATTAAAAGTGTCATTATCATAATTATCTGAACTTGATTGGCTTACCCACCATTCATAATTAATTGCATTAGCTAATGAACCAAGGCAATTCAATTTATTAGCATATTCGTATCTCGTGCTAATTGTTCCCCAGTCTGTTCCAAATATCCCGCCTGTATTTGGTGTCATAGTCCAAGGAGCTACCCCATTAGCATTAACACTTAAAATTTCTTTTGCTATCGTCTGTGCAGAAACATTATCATACTCAATTCTTTTATCTCCTGATTTAATAAATTCTTTATCGAGTAGAATGGCTTCCATTCCAAATCCTTTAGCAGTGCATTCAAATTCTGTTCCATATTCTATAGTTTGTATTCTTCCTTTTAAAATCATAGAACTTCCCGCATAAAATAGAACTTCTGCCTGTTCTTTAAAATAAACCTTCTCGGCATCTTGTATATCATAGATTTTAATTTCAAATTCACTTACTTGATTTTGCTTCTTTAGAATTCTAAAACTATCATAATGGTCAAATAATTCCCAAGTTCCAGCGTTATTTATATAAATTTTATTAGTTTCTATTGCATCGAGAGAAACATCAAGTTTTATATTATCTATAATAATGTCGCCATTTGAAAAAGAACTTCCAGAAAATGTTTGAAAAACAATTTTAAACCACGAACAACCAAATGAGGGAGACCCATAGGTTCCTCTAATTGATTTAGGGCAACGGAGAACATTCCAGCCAGTATGTAAATAATAATTATCCCAATAATAAAAATTGGAAGAATCCGATCCATATTGAATTTCTATTGAATTTATTTTATTAAGCGTGGTTGTGTCTTTTATATAAATACATAAATCTAATTGTTTATTTGTAATAGAATAATTTGTAAAAGTTTTATCAAGACTTGAAACCATTCCCGCACTACTCTTAGAAAAAGTTATGGCTCCAGAGCCCTCTACACAAGTAGCAGATGTTGTTGGAATTAAAACAAAACTATTCCAGCCAGTCAAACTATCACAGGAATCTAATAAGGTATATGCCATATCGCTTGACCTTGTCTCTGCTGTCCCAAATTTATCCACGACTGATAAAAACTCATTAATTAAAAGAGAACCTTTTTGAAAATCACTAATACAATAATTTGTATCAGACAAACCTAAAACATTATTATTATTTACATCATATATCCAAGGATTAAATGTTTGTTGGGTTATAACCGAAGGAATACCATAAACTCTAAATTGCATATCGCTTCCTGTTGTAGTGGTCCATGTGCTTCCACTATCTGAACTTTGTCTATAAATTCCTCCAGAATAACCACCCCCAACAAATTGAATATAATCTCTAATATAATTAAATGCATTTCCACCCGTAATTGAACAAATTAAATTATATTGGGTGTTTGGAGATAAGATATTGTTTGTTGAAGTAGTTGGCGCATAAGTATTTATCCAACTTGATGTTGATAAAGTCGTTCCTCCAACAAAGGAAGAAATAGCTGTTCCTCCAGAAAGTTGTTCTTGTGTTCTAATTTGAATATTTAATTCTCCAGGAGAACCTTCTATTTCTCCATAAATATCTATTCTTGTAGGATAAAAGGCCTCATTTGTTCCTGTTGACCCAATAGTAAATCCTTGCGCTCTCCAATTCCCCGCATAAAAAGCATCAGAAGTGCTTCCTGTTTCATAATATTCATATTTTTTTAAAATTGAAGTCATCTTGGATTTCCAACATAAATAGACAAATCAACCTGAATTTTTGCTATTCCTGTATTGCCTGTCTGACTTATGTTGCCCCAGTTGTCTAAATTCTTGCTTCCAGCAATAAAACTTACTTCTTCTAAAAAACACTGTGTTGTTGAACTACTCATCGTTATATTATCAATAGTTAAACTATTTAATGCTCCCTTATCTCCACCAACATTTCCTGAACTGCACATACTTCTTAATTGCCAAGCTCTATTCCAAGCAGATTGATTAGAACCTGTTCCGTCTGCAAGCCAACCCCTTATTTTAATTGTATCTTCAACTCTCTTTAAATCCATTATAAAAGATTTTCCAACATCTGAACCAGAACCCAACTGAGTATTTGGAGATTGAGGAATTGCTGTTTTAATTAAACTTTTTTTTGTATTTACTGTTATTTCTTCCGCATTTATTGGAATTGATGTGCTTCCTGTTCCTGAATACCAAGAACTACTCGGTATTGATTTTACTAACACTATTTGATTTGTCATATTTTAATTAGTTTTCTATCTTTTTATATTTATCTCCTGGCCATTCTTTGAAATTTAATCGCCCATTCACGATTTAATGTTTCTGATACTCTTCTTGCTATTTCATCTCCATTCACAGGACCATTTCCCGTAGCATAAACAGTTACTATTGGTTGAAATGCTATATTTGAACTAACTTCTTTTTTTGGAACAACATATTCTCCTGCATGAAGTAAATAAGGACCTGTTTCTGGAACTAATCCACCTGTTTGGAAACTTCCGAATATTTTGGAAAACAATCCTTTTAATCCTGCTTTGGAAGATTTATTTTCCAATTTAATTACTTCATCTCCGAATTTATCTGTTTTTTTAGTTAAATCTATCACTTTATCTGATGTAACAACTATACTTTTAGATAAATTATCAAATCCTTTTTTAACAGGGTCTATACTTTTAGCAGAATTTCCCAATTTTATTATATTATCTGTTCCTGTTTTTACTTCGGTATTTAATGTTTTTGCAGTTGAGGCTAATCCCGCAAATTCAAGTGCAGCCACTGTAACTCCCAATTTAGACCCTATAACCGCCCCTACTGCTGCTCCTATCGGTCCTCCAAATACAGCCCCGATAGCCGTTGATAAGAGAACAATTAGAAAACCAGTTACAATAGGCAATAAGAACTGAGGATTTTGAATGAACCAAGAGCCAATTCCTTTAGCTATAGCTAAAGCAATAGTTATACCCATATCAATCATATCAGGCAAGAAAGTAATAATAGCATCACCTATAAATTTAATTACTTCTTTGACTACTGGTGTTATTTTATCTTTATTATCCTTTAATCCTTGCAAAAGAGCCCTAAGTAGTTTTATACCCATATCAATTAAAAGAGGAAGAAAAATTATGAAAAAATCAATCAACCAACCCATTACTTTTTGAGCAATCTCGTATAACTTATCTTTATGTGTTTCAAAAAAGGTTTTCAAAGTTTTAATAAAAGAGGTGACAAAAGGATCTATTTTAATTATTAAATTATATAATCCATTTAGAAGGGTTTCCATAATTCTATTTGCCATTTCAAGAATTTTTCCTTTATTATTATTAAAGAAAATAACAAGTTTATCTATTAAAGTTCCTAAGAAATCAAACATTTTTCCCATTAAATCTACAACACGATTTACTAAATTTTCCACTGTCTTCTCGCCATCTTTTCCCATTATTAGAAATGCTGCGGTTACTGTTCCAAGAACTCCTGCGAATGGAGCAATAATCATAAGAAGTGTTCCAAATCCTACACCAAGCGAACCAATAAGAAGCATAAATTGTGAGAAAACATTTATAACCATTAATATTGCTCCCCCAAATAAGATTAAACCACCTATAACTTTTTGAATATCCTCAGGAAGATTAAGAAAAGCATCAAACAAAGTATAAAGCATATTAATTAAAGGCTCAATTACGGGCAATAATACAACTAAGATTACTGTATTCAAATAATCAAATACCCCGAATAATTCTAAAATGGGGTTAATCATTCCTTTAAAAACCCTTGATAAAGAAGCAGCTATAAATAACAAAGATAACCACGCAGGATTAAATCTCTTTAATTGTTGTAGGGTTTTTCTAAAAAAATTAAATGTTTTAGCAAAAACTTTTCCAATAGAACTGAAATATTTAGTAATCCCCGAACCCATAGATAATAAAATAGAACCGGTTTCTCCAAATTGATTAATTATTCCACCTTTTAATAAATCTCCAAAAGATATATTTTCTACACTTTGTGTAAATTTTTTACCAACAGCAATTAAATTATTAAAAAGTCCGAGTGTTTGTTCTTGAGCAGGTTTCATTTTTCTATATTGCTCCACAACCCTCATAGTTCCATCTTTTAATTTTTCTGTTTTTATACCTGCTAATTCTAAATCTTTTGGAACTTTAAATTGTGAAAAAGATTCCGCCATTTCATTGGCAGAACCCGAAGCTTCTTTTCCTACTTGTGCTACTTCTTTTCCTGTATTAGAAAGAATTTCTAATTCTTTATTTACTGTTGCAAGTTTCTCAGCAGCATCACCAAAAACATTTATTAGAATTTTAATTTCAGTATCTGTCATTTTTTAATCCTCTTATTTTCTTTTTCAATATTTTTATTTTCCTTATCAAGTCGTTTTAACATTTCCAAAGCCACGGGCATAGGAATTCTCATTATCTCTGAATATGGCTGATGAAAATGAACCATAAAATTGTAAATTATATTTCCAGCAGCATCGCTATGCTCTTTTCTCTTCATCAATTTTTGAATTTCAAGCGGCAGCATTTTCTGGTTTCAATCCGTTAATCTCAACTATGGCTTCAGATATAGGTTTAAAATGTTCAAGCCCTATTTTGTCTATTTCTTCATCGGTTGCATCAGGAACAGCATCTTTTAATGTTCTTCGAACAAGCTCTTTCATAGCTTTCCCTTTTTTATCATCAGTTCCCATATCAACAAATAATTCAACATCTGCTAATGTTCTTGCCTTTATATCTAATTCTATATTACCAATTTTGACTTTCTTCGATTGTCCAGATAAGTTTGATAAAATACTCATTTTGTTTGGAATGTCTTTATTTCTCCTCCCGACTTTTTATTTAATTGAATTTTCAATTCATCTATTTCTTTTTTTAAGGAATTAAAAAGCGTGAGGAAATCCTCGTATTTGGCTTTCATCTTTAATAGTTGATAAATGCCAACCCAGTAGATATCCCCACACTCTTCTTTACAAAATAATTTAAATTGTTTTAAGGTTGCGACAGGAATTTTCGTTACTTTGAAACTTGTTCTTGTCAAGTCCTCAATTTGTTCTACGAAGTTTTCTGTCATTTATTCACCTCTAAAATTTGTTGCTTGCGGTGTATGCACCAACAGCAGCGAGAGCACTTGTAGTGTCGCAACATTCCATTTTATAGTTAAGTGCGCCATTAGCATCCTCAGCAGCCAACTTAAATCCTAAAGAACAAACAAGATGTTCTCCTGCGTCCATAGAGTATTCAAGCTTAGTGCAATAAGACTCTGCATAAATTCTTCTGTAAGCTTCGCTTGCTGTTAAGATTGCTTGACCAGCAGCAGTTATTCCTGTCTGGTCAGTCCATAGCATAGTTACTCTTTCTTTTACAGCAGTAGAAGTTGTAATTGAAGTTGATGTGTTGGAAACTCCGTGAAATATCCAATCGAAATCAGCATTTGAAACAGGAATACCGTCAAAAGATATTTCTATATCATCTTGAGCAGTAACTCTTGTAACTTCTCCACAGAAAGTATTTATTCCTTCTATGTCTCTATTTCCGCCTGATATTTCCATAGTAGTTGTCTTTGAACACATTTGAACTTCACTTCCGCCTACTTGCGAAACTGAGATATATGCATCTTCATACCATGTTTTTGCGTTAAAATTTACCATTTTTATCCTCCTTGATTTTTTACCTACCTTTTTCTATACATTCTCCACAATAAGTTTATTTACTTGGAGATTAAGTTCTTCTTCCATTATAAATCCTGCTTCTTTCATAAAAAAGAAATGTTTTCCATGTCTTGGCTCTGTTCTATCGCCCCATTTTAATCCAATTATATTGCCTTCATTTATATAAACATTAACTGGTTTATCATCGTGAGATGCTTTTCTTGAAATTATCATCCATCCATTTACATCTGGTTGTTTAATTATTGCCTGTTGTGTTTCTCCACTCCATACTGGAACAACTTCTTTAGAGTATTCAAAGCCCATCTGCGCTACATTTTCCACTACCTGAGGAATATCTACTTTTATTGCTTTTGATAAATTATTTATCTTGTTGATTACTAAATCTGCCCCGATTATCTCTATTGATGTCATATTCTTTTATGCCCCCTGAAATTTACAATTCTTGAATATATTTTTAATCCGTTTATTATGCTTGTTGATAAGGGACTTGCTGTTACGGATTTCGCCTTGAACTCATTAAGATTATTTGTAAGAGTTTTAGTTCTAAACTTGTTTACTAATTCATCAGCAAGAGTATCTACTTCTGTTGGTTCATTTGAATAAATACTAAGAGTTATCCTAAAAGTCTTATCCGAGATATTTAAATCAAAAGAATGCTCATCTTCGTTTAATCCCATATTGATTACAACAAAAGGATAGCCGTCAAAGCCTTTATTGGTTAAATCGGGAAGACTTGCATGAACCCACTGTTTCTTAAATCTATTTCTTGGGTCAGTTAAATTAGTATTTATAAAATTCTTTAAGATTGTGTAACTTTCACTATACAAATTGTTATTTGTTATTGTCATGTTCACCTTCGGTGTTATATCAGGCTAATATTTTGCTTCCTGAGTATGTTTGTCAGTTGAATAATTCTGACTTCTATCTCATCCAACCTCGCTGGAGAGAAAGCATCTCTACCCTTGAATATTGCTTTATAGACTGCTGAATTAATCATTTTTCTAAGAGTTAAGAGTGTTGCTAATTCTTTAACATCATCAGGGATAGTTGAATATCCATAAGTATAATTGAGTTTTAATTTCTTTAATCCTTCGTAAGGACAATTATCTATATATTCTAATTTTCCAATTAATTTATCATTTGTATCCATTAGATAATCATTTCCTAATCCTTCAACGCTTGTAGTCCAACTTGGACTATCCACAACAGAATTAACATTATGGCTTGCGGTTAAATTGATAACTGGATAATTTTTTGTATAGAATACTTTTTGTTCATCGCCTACATCTTGATATTCGTCTGAGGTGGTCTGCACATTAAAGCTTCTCCCAGTCATATTCTCCAAATCTTTTTCTGCTTCATTAATAAACTGAACCATTTCACTATCTGGAATATCTGCATAAAAATAATCTGCCACTATTGAGCCACTAATTCCTGGAGCAGAAGAATAAATCAATTCTCCATCATCTAAATCTATTATGGGGGAAGGAGTTGTTGTAAATATTGGATAATAAGTAGAACCTGTATATGCTAAACCAAAAGCAGAACCTGTTGTTGTTGCTGAACCTGATGGGTTGAGAACAGATATAAATTCAGTTCCTATAACTCCTGTATTATTTCCCCTCCAGAAATATTCTCCTGATGGAGAAACTTTAGTTAGCCAATAATCCCCTCCTCCATTATCATATAAATCATAGGCCTTATCTATTCTAAAATAATGAAGCCTATTAAATTGGTCATTACCTGAAACCTGATAATCTCCTATGCAACTTGGGGAAGGTGAACCTGTTAAAGAATAAGTTGGCTTTACAACTTCGCCTGTTAAACTAATTGTTGTTGAGCCTGAAACTATATTATCATGGTCTAAAGAAAAAACTGTTGTTGAAGCATCACCTGTTCCAACTATTTCATCTCTAACTTTTGTGTATGCGTCGGTTCCCAACGCTTTCCATACGCTTAATTGATTTGTGTATTTCATTATGTCTCCTTAGCCTTCGGCTATTCTAACTAAAAAATAAAAATAAAAAATAAATGTGTTTAATCCTGAATAGCTCTGATTACGCAGTAGCTGTCTGGATATTTAACACTGAAAGCACCCCTCATAGTAACTTGATACTGGTTGTAATCATTTGCTATGGCATAGTCTTGCTTGAATGTAAGTCCTCTTCTGTTTCCGAAGATACCGAATTGTTTACTTACACCGACTATTGCATCTGCGCATGTTGTCTGAGCAGAAGCTGTTCCATAAGACAAATTGATTGGCAACTGTGTTGAAGGTTTAACTCCCATTCCATACACTGTTCCTACTACTCCTGTTTTCAATAATGGACTTCCGAATGTTTCTTGATTGAACATAGGTCTTCCTGTTGAGTCTGTTAAAACTCTAAGTGAGCCTACTGTTCTTGGGTTCCAATATGATACATCAGGCATAGTGTGATTATCAGCAAGGATCGTGTCAACTGCCTTCGATATTGCAGTAAGTCCTATATTACCTGAGGTTGTTCCATTTCCAGCTGAATAACTATTAGTGAATGATGCTGTGTCCCTTAATCCTACAAAAGCTGCACCTGTTCCATTCAATATTTCATTATCAATACTCAAAGCCAAATCTCTTGACATTTGTTCGACAATCAAATTTGCAACAGAAACATTAGCGTCTTCAAGGATTTCAGTTGAAGCATTAATCAAAGCTGCTACTTTCTTAGCAGTAAGAGTTATTCTTCCATAGCCCGGTGTGCTTGCTGTGATAGCACCTGTTTCAGCTACCCAATAAGCAGTAGAGCCATTTGTTGTTTTAGGAATATACATAACATCAGAGTTCATCTGAACTGTTTCTAAATCAGGTAAAACTATTGTCTTAGCCTGAATTAATTCGTATACTCTTGCAGCAAATTCATCTGGAACTAAAAAACCTCCAGCGGCATTAGTGCCTTCTACTAAAATCTTGTTTATGTCTGCCATATTATCTTTTAAGCCAAGTCTGTAAAGCAATTTCTCCTAAAGGAGCGGTTTTAGCCCACTCACTTTTGGATTTCTTTTCCTCTACAAGTCCTTGTCTTTCCACAGACAGTTTATCTAAAACTTCTTTGAGAGAAGCACTTACTATTTCCTTAACCTTTGCTTCGTCAATTTTTACTTCTTTTGCTTCTATAACTTCTTTAACTATTTCAGCTTCTTTAGTTTCTATTGCAACTGGAGCTTCCTTAACTTCTACAACGGCTTCGGATTTTTCAGTTTTTATACTGTCTTCCGGCATTTTTTCAACTTCCCTCCTTTCAATATTTTTAACATCCTCGTCATTTTCCTCTACTTCTTCCATATCATCTTCAATATCTGGAATATAATCGTCTTCTGCATCTTTTAAGGCCTTCATAAAACTACAATCATAGTTAAAATGAGCATCAGCATAAGCAGGAGTTCCCACTGCGCTTGTTTCAAATAATTCTATTTTCATAAATCTCTTTCTTTTCTTTGCCATTATTTTGTTTTCTCCATATCTGCTTCCGTGTCTTCTAATATTTCTTCCCTTACTTCAACAGTTCTTCCACCTATTGAAAATCCAACAGGCATTCCTTCTTGCATGAAATTCCAAAGAGTTTCCGCATCTGGATGTGCTTTATTTAATCTTGCAACAGCCAATAAATTATTTCCGTCTCTTTTAGCATCAACCCAAACACCCATTATGTCTTTCCAAGAATAATGCCTATCTCCGTTTGATTTCTTTCCATGATCAGGCATTAAAGGTATTTTTCCAGATTTAAATTGAAGTATCATATCTTCAATCGCCTTATCATCCATAATCTCTCCATCTCTATCTTCTTTGACTCCGCTAACAACTACTTCAAAAAATCTCTGGTCGTTTGTTTCAGAAACCTTATCAGTCCAAGATTTAACTACTGGCATAAAGACTTCAAATGATTTCTTTTCAGATTTATTATATTGTGCTCTTGCCATAGCCCATAGTTCGTCATCTGTGTAAGGCTTTTTGGTTCTTGGATTAATTTTTCCTTTCATTTCCCTGACCATAGCGTCGTGGATTTCATCTAATTTTTTAGGAATTGTTCACCCCTCCTTAGATGTATATACCTATGACAATAGGAACATAACACTACAAGATTATTTAATTGATTATTAAGTCTATTTCCATCTATATGATGAACTTGTAATTTTTCATTAGATTTACAGAAAGAGCATTCAGAAGATTGATTTAAAGCAAGATTTCTATACATATGAATTCCATGAGTGTATCTTGGATTTCCTTCTCCTTTAAAATTAATTTTTGCTTTATCTGCCATTTTTATTTTGGCTTCTTCACTATGATGTTTTCCAGCCATACCTATTTCTCCTTTATTTAAATAATATAGAGTAGAACATCTCCGACAACAAAAATTTTTTCTTATTATATCCCTTGAATTATTAAGTTTAAGAAATCTTCCACAGTTCAAACATTCCTTATTTATTTCTCTGAATTTTTTTGGCATTTTCAATAACTCCTGAATAAATTAGAAAACTTCATTTAATAAAGCTTATTTTTGTTTTATATAAAATTAGGACTTCATTCTAACTGCTCTACTTAGATACTCAATTCTAAATTTATTGACATCTAAGGTAGTTTTATCTATTAAACATCTGTATTTCCAAGAACCATCATTAAAGAAAAGAGTGAAATATTCATCTGTTTCCCTATAAATGATTTTAGCTGTATCGAAGTTTCCTTCTCCTACAAATTTCTCAACTATCAACTGAAATGTTCCCCAGCTTACATCTACTTCTTCATTAATTGACTTAATCTTATTATCTAATTGCGCGTCTGGTTGTTTAGGATTATTGTCTTGTCCTTCATCTGTTTTCTTTTGTTCTGCGAAGTTAATATTGTTCTGGTCTCCTGTCTTAGTTGGCTCTGTTCCTTTTGGTTTCTCGGGATCCATGCCCATCATGTCTCTTGCTTCTTCTATTGTAATTGCACCAACTTGGGTAAGTATTTGAATAATTTGCGCTTCTCTCATTTCATCAATCTTATATGCCCTATTGAAAACCATCTCCACTAAGAAATTACTGAACAATTCTTTATTCAACTGATGTTCTAAAAGATTTTGAATAAATCCAATTTTCTTATAATATCCTTCATAAGCACGATTAACTTGGCTTCCTTGCTGCTGATTTGAAATAGTGTAATTAATTCTATATGTTGGAACACCCATTCCTATTAAGACAACTTGTGTGAAATGTTCAATTAACTTGGCAAATTCCATATCCTTATTGAACTTCTGCAACTGCTGAACATCTATCTTTCCAGTCAAGGCAAGATTTCTAAACTTATCTCCTTTCTTTTTTAATTCTTTTAATTCTGTTTTCAATAATTCATAGTTTCTGCTGTCAGGGTTATCTTCGGGCATCAAGAATAAAAAGTTAGGAACACCATCATTCTCAAAATATCTTCCTACATAATCCTTAGCAAATAAGAGGGTTGCTATATCTGAAAGCAGGGGTTCAAGAGGAGTAAAACCATAGGGCTCTCCGCCAATATTAATTAGACTTAAATGAATAACATCCTTAGGAAGATAAGCTCTTGTTTCTCCTTTTACATTCTGTTGATAGCTTAAAACTTTTCCAGTCTTATCATAATTAATTTTTACTGTTGAACTTTTTATTAATTGTAAATCCTTTATAGATTTAGTTAATTCCTGAGTTAAAAGCATGACTTCTTCTTTCTTCATTTGAATTCCAAATTCTTTAGCTAAACTTTTATCAAGTTGTGTAAGAATTTCTTTTATCTGATCTTCCTTAACACTCAATTTCAAAATATAAGCATTTCCTGTAATTAATAAATCATAAATAGCATTAGATAATATTTTATAAAAATTGCTTGCAAGAACAAATTTCTTAGTTTTTTCTATTGCTGACTTACTTCCGATATATTTCCATTCATCGGCCATTATATCTTCAACTATTGCTTCTATACATGCAGTTACTTCTGGAGATTGTTTAAGAACATTATAAAGCGTATCTACTGAAACATTCTTCTCGTTTGTGAATAAATCCTTAGCAATTCCTTGACTTGTTGCTGTTGGGATATATTCTTCGTCAAGGGCCCTTATGCTTGCTTTTATAACTTTATCATCAGATTTTGCCATTTTTAACGATTTTTAATGAATTTTCAGACTTTTAAGTCTTATCTTTGTTTTATATAAAAAGAGAAAGATTTAAATAGTTTAATTATTATATAAAACTATGGTCACAATTAAATCAAGAGGACATAATTACGCATATCCTGATAAAGCTTTTGATTTAGTCTTATTGGATAAGACCTTGAAAAGTGATTTCGCAAGATTATGTAAAGTGAAGAAGATTTCTAAATCTAAACTTCTTGAGGAATTTTACAAACTTATTCTTTTGAAATTTCGTTCAGGAACATTAACATCTGGCTATATAACTATTGATATTTTCAATTCTTTAAAGAGCGCGAATAGAAACCGTTCCAAAGGAATTTTGAGAAGCTCTATTAGCCAAAGCAAGACTAATGACACAATCATCGTATCTTCCTGAACCGAACTTAGTTTTTGTCTTTGTTCTATTTTCTAAATCAACTTTTAAAATAAAATCGCTTAATTCTTTGATTAATTCTTGTGTAAAGCCATAGCACTTTAAATCTTCTTTTGAGTTAGGAAGTCTTAATCTAAACTTCTCAAATTCCAATCTTAAATCCATTATTAACTTATATTTCTCCTCATAAGTAAAATGAACTGGTTCAATTCCTGGTATAATCTCTGCTAAATCTCTGAAAATCTGTTCTCCGCATCCTGTTTTGTCTATGCAAATCTTTACGGGTCTGAACATATCAAATATCTGTTTTAGTTTCCTTTTCTGTTCTTCAAAACTATCTCTAAATCTTTCAGCATAAACTAATTCCTTTCCATCATTATTTGATTTAATAACAGTATAAACTGTATAATCCCCTGATTGAGTTATTGCTAAATCAACACCAACATAATATTTATCATCGGATTTCCCATAAGTTAGAAATCCTTTTGAATTGTCAATAGATTTCATAATCATCTCTATTGGAAAGATTGAGTTAGCTGAACTAATTGGAATAAGAAGATATTCCTGCATATAATACAATTCCCCCATGCCTTTCTCAATTAATCTAAGGCTTCTTTTATCCTCTAAGTCGCCGAGAGCAGTTGTATATCTCTGGGGCCATAGGGGCTTATTATTTACTTCTGCTGGATATTTTCTGCAAAAATATTGATCGTTTTCAAAAAGTTCTGCCAATAAATCTATATGCGTTTTGGGTGTTCCAGTCACAATAACTCTGCCCATATTTAATTCTACAACTGGTTGAATGGCTTTCCAGAAAATAGACTTATCTTCGTATTGCTGTGCTTCATCGCATAACAAATAATCAATTCTCAGGCCCCTCACGTTCTCCCCATAAGTCCGACAAATAAACCAACCGCCTGTTTTTAAATTTAATTCAGTGGCTTTCCAAGTCAATTCTCTTGATTGCGGTGCGAATTGATTAAGCAATTCATTATCCATGATCATATCTCTGATTAATTTGAGAACTAATTTAGATTGGTCTAAGGAACTTGATACTATCAAAAAATGCTTGTTTTCAGAGAATATTGCCTTCCAGATGAAATAAGCAGCGAAAAAACTGGTTTTGCCTGAGCCCCTAAAAGCGATAACACACATTCTATTGTATCTCTCAACTAAATCAAACCACTCTCTATGATAATCCGCTATTTGAAAACCGAAACAATTTTCAGCAAAATAAATGAAATCCGCGTAACATTCTGTAAGAAAAAGTTCGACATTATGCTCATTATACTTCGTGTTTTTGAGTATTTCATTAAGTGACCTCATGCTGTTCTTCCATTAGTTCTATAAATTTCGGTGCTATTAAATCCCAGTCATATTTCAGACTAAACTCTCTGGCTTCTTTTCTCCTGTCTTCTAATTTTCCAGCTTTCCACTCATCATAAAATTGATTAAGAAGTCTTGTTATCTCAACATCATCAGGATATTCAAAATGAACACCATTTGTTCCTATCATTTCAACATTTCTTCCATACTTATCTTTTAAAATAGGTATTCTTAATTCTGGTCTGCATAGTTCATCAGCAGTTGTGCAATCTGTCATTATTAAAGGAACCCCGCAAGATTGGCATTCAAGAGCAGGTATTCCGAAGCCCTCTCCTCCTGTTCCAAAACAGAAGACATCCATCAGGTTATAAATCTCATTCATATTCTCTGGTTGAATTGTCTGCCTTACATTTATATTCAGATTTGGTCTTGTGAGTTTAAGTTTATCTGCTATTTTATATTTCCACTGCATATATTTTAAACTCCAGCCTTGTTGGGGGGGTTCTAAGTCTGTATGAAGCAATAATTGAACATCATTCTTGTCCTTAGCAAAATTAGTAAATCCTATAATTATTCTATCCAACATTTTTCTTGTTTGATTTCTTCCTACAAAACCCACAACAAATTGCTTTCCTAATCTGAATTTAGTTTTTAATTCTTCTCTATTCAAGAGGGGATAATAAGCTTTAGTATCTGTTCCGCATTTAATCAATTTAATTCTTGGAACATTATTATTCTTCATATGCTTTTCTCCGAATTCAGCCATAGCTAAGTTAATATCTGGCTCTTGAAATATTTCAGTCCAAGTCATAGCCCAATCATCATTATCTAAGGGTGTATAAGCAATCCATTTTCCTTTCCAACCATTAATTCTTGCTCTTTTTACTCCATCGACAAATCCCGACTGCCAGCCAACATCAGCCATAGTTATCAAGTAATCTGGATTATATTGAGTTAAATATCCTTCAACAGTATCAAATCCATATTCAACATTACCCATAGGCAGTCTAATAACTCCAGGCAGACTTTCTATTGGTTTGCCTATGTCTTCTTGTTTTATAACATATCCGCTTACATTTGCTTTATGAGGTCTATCTCTCGATTGCCAGCCAACATGATAAAAAGTCCAGTCTGGTTTTAATTTAGCCCAACGGCTAATTAGATTATTCCACATAGTTCCATATCCCGTCGACGTAAATTCGTTATCTCCGTAACTTAAAACTTTCATTTTTTGTTTTCTAATAATTTAGGATGAACTTGATTAATTGGAACCTGCTTAAAGCATCTGCAACAATAAAAATTATCGTTTCTATCTGTCATAGCTTCTTGTAGTTTCCCCCTTTTAAACTCACATACATGTATTTCATCCTTTAACATATTTAATTATTTCATCTGCGCACTTATCCCAAGTCAAATCTTTGATAAATTCATATCCTTCTTTACCCATTTCGGTTAATTCTTTTCGGTGTTCGAAAGCCCATCTCATTTGTTTTTTTAAAGAATTAATGTCTGGTTCCGCAAGCATATTTCCCTGCGCATAAAATCTTAAATCCCCTTGTTTAACACTTGGAACATCAATCCATAGAACCCCTTTATTTCCTTTGCAGAAATCATAATAACCTGCATTAATATCTTTTGGAACTATTACAGGGCATCCACTTGCAAGAGAATTTAAAATAGTCAATCCAAAGCCTTCCCCCCTTGTCGGTGAAACAAAACAATCAGATTTCTGATAATAACCTGCTAATTCTTCCTCTTTGATATACTTATCATTAATCAAAATATTTGGATTAGTGTGCCCTATTAATTGAATAACTTTCTTTTGATAAAATAAGGGGTCTTCTATTCTCTGCCAAAATGTTGAAATCTTCAAAAGAAGCCTGACATCTTCGTTTTTAAATTCTTCATCAAAAGCCTTGATTAATAAATCTGTTCCCTTTCTATCTCCTGCTTCGCCAGTCCAGCTGTTTACTGATAAAAATATGAATGTTCCTGTTTTCTCATTAAAGTTTGGTTTATACATCTCTGGATTATATCCATAGGAAATGGTCTTAATCGGTTTATTTATTCCATTCCAATTAAACATTTTCCTATTTGCTTCGCTTGCTACGAACATTTTTTCAACTCTATTCATCAAATGAGCCCAGCCGTCAAATAGTTTAGTTCCTTCATGAATGAAGTGACCTATGTATCTGCCATATATCTTATTTGGCATAAATTGGGGGTAATCAAAAACAATCGTAGCATCGCAATCTTTCACATCTATCTGGTTGTTTAACTCCTTTAAATCTTTATTGAATTCAAAAATTGACTGATATGGGTCCATAACCTGAACTTGACATTTTTTAGAGAGTGCCTTAACCATTTCCCTTCCAGCAGTGCTTATTCCTGTTGGGTTCATTACTGGACCATACCAAAGTATTTTCATTCTTTTTAAACTGACAAAGTTCCAAGAGAATGTTTTTGGTCCAATTTCCAAGTGATATCCGTTCGTTAAAAGGTCTTTCATAATTCCTATAAAATTAAAGTCTTTTGGTATGCCTTCCCCTATATGTTCTGCGCCAACTTTAATAATAGGGGTATCGAGAACCTTGATGCGCTTACAAGACGTATTAGCCCAAGCATGGCCAAATCTTGTTTCCAAGTGATTGTTTGCTTCTGTCAGATTAAGGCTTGAACGCCTTAATACATTAGCTGTGATAAGTGTTGCAGCCACAGGAAGTCCAGGGTCTAATTTAGCTATCTCACTAATTGAACCCGATGCACCTGCTGCTTCTCTTGGGCTGTTTTGAGATAATAAAATAATCCTATCTGCGTCATCCTGTTTAATTGCCTTTAAAACTTGATTAATTCCATTTGGAAGAATTTCATCATCATCGCCAATTAACCATATCCAATCACCTGTTCCTGCTGTAAATCCTCTTAAAATGTTTAAATCTCCGCCTATATCTGTCTGATTTTTAATATATTCAATCTTTCCCTCTGTTTTCATTTGCTCAACTATTTGCTGGCTGTTATTATTATCACTAATTACTAATTCTACTTCACTTGTAAGCTGACCAGCCAGACTTGAAAGAAATTTGCTAAGTTCACTGGGTCTTGCGGTTGGCACGTAAATAGTTAATTTCATTCTATTAAACCCCTATATCTTTTTATAAATCTTTTTATTTTTTCAATATCATAAGGAAGCTTATTTCTTAACTGGGAGGCATAGGTAACTGCCAGATAGGCCTCGCTTCTGTTTAATAATCTGCTGTCTGCAAGACGTTCTAATAATTGAATTTCTTCTCTATTTTTCATCCTGCATATATGTCATCTAATTTAAGTATTAAATTGGCCACTTCTGTAGAACTATTAATTGCGTGCATTTTTAGGCTTGCTAATTCAAATATCCCTCTCTCTCTCGCATCACTAATCACTTTAACAGCATCAACTCCCAAATCTTTTTTCCCAAGAGTATGCTGATTTTTCAATAAAGTGAGCACTTCCAACGCATTATGTCCGCAGTTTTCAGCTAAAATTAAGGGGATTGCTTCAATACTCTCTGCAAATTTCTCTATGGCTATTTGTTCAACTCCGCCTATCTTCTTGCTAAATTCCCTCAAATGGTTAGACAATTCAATTTCTATGGCTCCTGCGCCAACTACACTCTTTCCATAGTTTCTCATCACATTGACAACATCATCTATACTTCTTTCAATTTCATCGAGTATTTGTTTGGTTGGTGCATTAATGACTAATGTCTTAATATCACTCTTTTCATTCAATATTTGGATTATTCCTGTTTGTCCTGAGTAAGAAATATCTCCAAATCCCAAATGGTCTTTAAATTCAATAGTTGGATCCCCTATCACTCTTGCCTTTGTTGCCCTGCAAATGTTATCAAGTAGGTCTCTTTTATATACAACTATCGTCATCAAATTGGCTTCTGTCAAGTAGTTTTCAAATTGGGGGTTTGTATCAGATGTGAACACGCAACCCACATCTAATTCTTTTAACTTATCTACTATTTGTTTTTTAAAATCCCTCTGTCTTTGTTCAATTTTGTTTAATTCATCAGTAGATGTGACTTGAAATTTAGCCAACTCTAAATTAGATTGTAAATCGAGAACCGCTATGTCTCCAATAGTTGACTTGGGTGTTCTATCATTCAGCGTATGCCCTTCAAAAGTAAATCCTTTTATTAATTCAATTTTCTCTGAGGAATTATCAAATTTTGCAATTTTTAAATTAGTTACATCCTCATTTTTCAGTAAATTAGTTAATTTTTCAGAAAGTTGATTGTTTAATTTGCTGCCAAATGTAGACCGAATTATCTTTTCTATGTCTACAGTTTCTCCAATCTGGCTTAAATATCTTAAACACTCAACTCTCGCCAAATTATATCCGCTCATTATAATGGTTGGATGAACTCTTTTATTTAATAAATCCAAAGAATTAGTCAATAATTGTCCTGCCAAGATAACAGCTGTAGTGGTTCCATCGCCTATTACTCGTTCTTGGCTTTCTGCTAATCTTTTAAATATGTCTGCTATTGGATTAGTGAACTTAATTGACTTAATAATAGTTGCTCCGTCATTAGTCAATATAGTCTCATCTCCCTTAATAATCATCTTATTCATTCCCTTAATTCCTAACGTAGACCTAACAGTATCAGAAATCTGAATTCCCAAGTTAATGTAGTCTATTTTATTCTTCTTGTCTTCTGTCATGATAACTTTTATTATATTTTACAAATTTCCTAAATATTCTATCCCCATATTTAATGTGCTTTATAGATTCTATAATACCCGATTTTGCCATTTCAAATGCTTGTTCAGCAGAAAGTTTACTAAAAACCCCCTCTACTTCAACTTCTGCAAACATCCTATTTAGAATAAATGTATACAATATAAATTGTTTATTTTTTTTCTTTTTCATAGTTTTCAATTATAAAATTTAGTGCTTTTGAAAAGTTATGCTGTCCTCGTCGTGTGATTTTCTTAGCTAAATTCATCACTATCTCTATATTACTCGGAGAAAGGCTTACCAGCTTTTTCATTTCTTTTTACCTCTCCATCGAATTTTCTTATAATTATCTGATTATTTAAAACATCAAAACCCATAATAAGCGCTTTATTATCCCAGCCAAGTGTTTCTAACCAACTTCCTGGAATAATTATTGCTTTAGAACTGCCTGCAAAATTTTGTAGAAATTTAATTTTATTTACTTCATTCCATAATTTTGTCTTATCTCTTCGTAGATATGTATTAGGCATGATTTATCTACATATTAGGAGTATATAAACCTTTCGCTTTCTATTACTTAACTAAATAACTTTTAACCGAAAAGTATTTAAATAGGCACTACGTTACTTATTTAGGCACTACAAGTTTAGTGCTTCTTGGGTGGGGGGTAGCCCACCCTTCTACCAATTACTTCATCCGAAAAATTAAAGTCTCACTTTAAGAAGAATCCTATTCAAGACTTCTTCAATCTTCTCAAGCCTTTCAGAATGCTCATTAATAGACCTCTTAACAGATAAGTCAGCATTATTTTCTAAAAGACCTAATATCGCCTGATTATAAGACTTCTTCTTCAAAGCAGCCAACTTATTAGCCAAAGACTTACTAATAGAAATCTGTATAAAGTCTTTCTCCTTCTTCACATTAGCCATTATATCTTCCATATTGACCTCCTAATATTTATATAATAAAACTATAATATTTCTATTATATAAACCTTTCTATATTTCAAAATTACCTGAGAATATTTTTTTTCTAATTTAGACTTTTCAATTTGGCTGGGAATATTTTTGACTTTAAGTAAATTATCTCTCTCTCTTTCTAACTCTAAGCCATACCCTAAGTAATGCCTAATAACATAAGATATACCCTATTAGTTAATTAAGTTATAAACATTCGCATAATCAGTATTATACGAACTTCTAATCTATGCACTAAGCTACCTAAGTGCATGCACTAAGGTTACCTTTGTTAATAGTAGTATTCTGTAAACGAATATATATCTAATTCCTTTATGTTATGCTATTGTAGTATTGTAGTATACTGTATCTTATTGCTCTCCTTATGGAAGTTTCCATAACCTCACGACAGCTTGGGTGTAGTGCCTAAGGGAGAAGAATAGTAGTGCCTAAGTAAAGAATTAAGTTATAAGTATATGTTGCTACTAAATAATACAACATACTTAACTAATAGATATAATAGTAACTTAACTCCAATAGAAAGATTTATAAACTCTATATGTGTGTATTTATTGTAAGTTTTTATATAAAAATAATACTTACAAAAACTTAGTAATTCCCTAATATGGAAAAAAATGAGTTATTTGTGAAAGGAGGAGGTATAAAACAAAATGGTTAAATCATTAAGAGATTACGCAAAAAGCAAGAAAGGAATTTGTTATGTCTTAGGCAAGAAGAAAGGCAAGAGTTTAGAGTATGTGCGAGTTTTGTTTGTTGGCTTATAATATTTAGTAATTTTTTCATTAGGTTTATGCTTTCCTAAAAAAAGCAAGTGAAGAAAACACTTAAAAATTACAATTCGCAACAGCGTAAAAACCTGTTGCTTTCATATTCAAAAAATGGAAATCAAGAAAACTGAAAGGGGGTTAAATTCAAATGGAAGTTAATCCAATACAAAGAATAGCAACGCTTCACGAGTTAATCAATTTAACAGAAGGAAGTGGTTTGAGTTGTGAGCAGGAGCTTATTAAAAGCTGTAAGCAGGAGATTAACTCTATTGTTGATAGTTTTACAAATGAAAGCAACGAATAGTGTGGATATTTTAATCGGAAATACAGAAATCCCTATTAACATTTATTCAGCTATTGAAAGCGAAACACACTTTAAACAGATTAGCGTCTGTTGTAATGCTTCTGTTAATTATAGGAAGATATGTTCAAATTGTGAGCAAATCCTTTCAAGCGAAGAAATCAAGAAGGCATTAGAAGTTGGAGATACTTTAAAGGAAATTGATGCTGGAAAAGTGAAAGTTGAAAATTCTTCTTTAAAGATACTTGGCTTAATTGATTTTGATGTTGAGAATGGTGTTATTCCTAATGGAGATGTCTGGTTTATTGGCTTCAAGTCTGATAAAAGTAAGGACAAAGCAAGAAGAAATTTAATGAAGTTTTCTTATTTAAGGGAAACTCTAAAAGAAAGTGGAGTTAATCTTCTTGGCTTGGTTAATGTGCGAGGAAAAGAGCATATTGTAGTTTTGAAAAGCTATTTTAATGCTTTAATCGGCTTGGGTGTCTATAATTTTAGTTCGGTTAGAGATGTTAGAGAAATCGGGGGATATAGCGAAGAATTTAGCTGTGTTCCTGAAACTCTTAATCAAATGGTAGAGCAGATTAAACTAAAAGAGAAAGTAGCTATAAAATCTATTGAGAACACGAGAGAGAAACTAATTGAATTAGAAATGACTAAAAAAGAAATGGGCGACAAATTGGAATATGCTAAAAAAGAAGAAAATCCACTTGAAATAATATCTTTCTAATGGGATACAACATTTATGATGAACTTAGTGAAATTATAGAAGAAAAGGCAGAAGCAGATTTAGAAATAGCAAAGGAATTTGTTAGAGATGTTGAAATCTTTATGCGAAAGTGCCTTAATGAACAAGAAGAACAACAAGATTTGCCTATAATAACAGAATTAAGTAAAAAAGAGTGTAACATATTTAAAGAAACTTCTGGGGAAAAAGAGGAAGAAATAGAAATGTCTGATGAGGAAAGAAAAGAGTGTCTGGCTTCTGAGGTTTGTAGGTGTGGTGGAAAGATAGTAACAAACTCCTATGGTGAGTGTTCCTATTCTGTTGAGTGTAATAAATGTGGTTATCTATTTGATGAGGACTAATGAAAGAACAGACAAATAATTTAATCGGTGTATTGCTGGGCTTAATTGTTTTTCTTTTCTTATTTAGGTTTAACCTATGGTTTGCTATTCTTATGTTTTTTGTAGCTACGGGCTTATGGGTTACTATTAGTAAATCCATAGATAAATTAAACAAATAATTTTTTATTTTTTATTTGTCGGGTTGTGGGGTAGTGGCGAATTACTCCATAACTCCTGATGAGCCGAAGGGCGAAACAAAAAAGAAATGGAACAACAAAATAGTTTATTTGGAATAGAAATTGAAAAACCTAAAATAGAAAATAGTAAGAAGCTAAAAGAACTCTTGACTAAGAAATATGGCTTTCCAATTAAAATTCAGGTGTTGAAAGATGAAGTTAAGTCTGTGTGAGAGTGGAACAGAAAAAGATATAGAGAAATATCATTTAAAGGGCTGGATAGCCCAACATAAAATAGATGGGTGTAGATGTTTAGCTGTTTGTTTAAACGGGCAAGTTAATCTACTTGGAAGAAGTGGAAGTGATTACACAAGAAAGTTTAATGAAGTTGTTGAAGAACTTAAATCCTTTAATGGAATTTTTGACGGGGAGATAGTCTGTGATACTTTTGAGCATACTCAAAGTAGAGTTCATACTGAAAATAGTTTAAAATTAAAGTTGCTTGAAAAGGAATATCCTGCTATATTTTATGTATTTGATGTGCTTTCTTATGAAAATAGGGATTTAAGATGTGAAATGCTTTCTAAAAGGTTGAAAATCCTTGCGGAAATGCCTTTAAAATCGCTTAAATCGGTTAAGATGCTGGATTACACCCCCGATTTAATAAATTGCTGGGAAAGGGCGAAAGAATTGAAATGGGAAGGAATTATCATTAAACGACTTAATAGCAAATATGCTGGAAAAAGAACTTATGATTGGCTTAAAATCAAATTGACTAAAAGTAAGGATATTCTGGTTAAATCTTATGAAGTTAATCCAGCAGGAATAAGAGTTGAAGATGAAAATGGAATAGCTGTTCAGATTACAGGAAGTCAGAATATTTCAGTTAAAAAAGAGTTAGATGAAAGAGGTGAGTGCTTAATTGAGGTTAATTATCTGAATGAAACAGATAATGGAAAACTAAGACAGCCAACATTTAAATGCAAAAAAGAGTAATTGATAAAGTTGATAGGCTATGGAAAAACGGAGAACTAATAGCAATTAAAACTTATTCTCATATTGAGAATGAGGAGAAAGATTGTTTAAAAGGCGAAATGCTTGATGCTCCTAAGTTTGAGGAATTAGTTTATACTGAAAAGCAGGAAGAATTTATGAAGTTAGTTTTAAAGAAACTAAAAGAAGAAAAGCTGCATTTATTGTTTGCAGGCCCAGCAGGAACAGGAAAGACATATTGTATGCCAAAAGGAACTTTAATCAAGACGCCAAATGGAATAAAACCTATTGAAGATGTAGAGGAGGTTTTAAGTTACAATTTTAAGAAAAAGAAGATAGAACCAAAAAAAGCAATAATTATTCCTTCTGGAAAAAAAAGAGTTTTTTATATTCATACTAAAAAAGGAATAATGAAATGTAGCCCAGAACATAGATGGTTTGTAATTAGAGATAATAAAAGACAGATTATAGAAACAAAAGATTTAAAAACAAGCGACTATTTATTATATATCAAATGTTAGCAAGAAATCCAAAATCAAAAAAAGGAAATAGAAAGAATTATTTAGAAATAGCCAAAAAAAACTTTAATTGGAAATGTATGAACTGCGGGAAAAAAAGAACAAATACCGCCTTTGATTTAATTGTCCATCATAAAGATAAAAATCCATTTAATAATTCTATTAATAATCTTTTAATTTTGTGCCAAAATTGCCATTTAAAGGAACATAAAAAAGATTTGGCAGATAGAACCCAAATAAGCAAAATTATGAAAGAAAAATGGGAAAATTATCGTGAAAGTAAAAAGAAATTTTGCCCTATTTGTAAAAGAGAATTTTATGCCATTAAAGGAAAGAAAATTTATTGCTCTCAAAAATGTTGGCTAAATTGTTATAATTCAAATAGAGACTTAAATCCATTATATAAAAAAGGAAGAAAACCATGGAACAAAGGATTAAAATTGAAAAAATAAGAGAAACAATAGAAGAAAAAAACATGTATGATTTATCTGTTGAAGATAATGAGAACTTCATCTTGGCAAATGGAATTATCACTCATAATTCAGCTAAGATGTTGGCTTGTGAGTTGAAAAAACCTTTTATTTATCTCAACGGACAGATGAGCCAGAAGAAAATAGCTGAAACCATTTTAAATGCCGAAAAAAATTCAATTATTTTGATAGATGAAATTCATAATCTTCCAGAAAGAGTAAGTGAAACAATATATCCAGCTATTGAGTATAATGAGATTAGTCGAGGAAGTCAGGCAGTTAAATTGACTAATGATTTAATTTTTATTGGAACAACAACAGAACCAGAAAAGTTGCCTAAGCCTTTGCTTGATAGACTTTTTAGAGTTGAGTTTGATGAACCCGATGAGTTAATGGCTAAGAAAATACTTTTAAAAATGCAGATAAGTGAAGAAGTAGCCGATAAGTTGCTTAATCATACTCTTAATATTAGAATTTTGAAAAAGTTTGTTAAGTTAATTGGAATGTATGGTGGTGGAATGAATGGATTAGTTAAATTATTCAGGTTAATGAAGATAAATCTCTATTCAGGACTTAGTGATATTCAAGATAATTATATCAATTACTTGAGAAGAATAGGAAAGCCAGTGAGTTTGAGAAGTTTGAGTTTAGTCTTGCGACTTAGTGAGGAAAGAATAAAATATGAGATAGAAAGTGAATTAATTAGAAAAGGTTTAATCACAATAACCAGCAAGGGCAGGGAGTTAAATCCAGAACTAAGTGATTATACTTATGAAGATTTAAATAAGGCAAAAGAAAAGGTTGATGAAGCTCCTAAATTTCATCAGGATAGTCGTGAAACAGCAAGGATTTATTTAAAAGAACATCCCGAAATAAGAGAAAAGTTTGGAAAGAAAATCTTTGAACTAATAAACTTTATGAGTGAAAAGATTGAGAACGGGATAGAGTGTGACCTCATCGATTTTAATAGTTTCGGTGCAGATAAACCTATTAAAGATAGCTTTACAGACAATTATCTTGAAGAATTATAAAAATGGAAAAACCCATAATAAAAAAGATAAAATGCCACTTGTGTGAAAAAGAAATCGTAGTTAAAAGAGAAAGAGTTAGATTTGCTTTTGGAAATCAATTTAAATATTTTTCAGCAACAGGAGTTTGTTTTAAAAGGGTTTGGTTTTGTAATTCTTGTTTTAAACAGCTTCTCCAATAATCAATTCTTTCTTCTTTCTAATCTTCTTGATTAAACCTCGTCTTTCAAATTTATCCAGAACATCAGGCATTATTTTGTTAATCTTCTGAGCCATATCTACAAAATTATAAGTTACTGAAATGGATTGCTTAGAAAGTCTGCCTAATACTTCATCAACATGACTTATTTGTTTTAAAAGGACTTCGCTTGCTCTCATTAAACTTTCATGATTTTTAAAGCGAATTTTCATTTGACGATTGCATTCAGGACAACTAATTGTTCTCTCTGAATAGTCTGGATCTGATTTAATTTTATAGAACAAATCCCACATTTCTTTATTTAACTCATTTAATTGCCCTATTGTTGAAAAGTATTTCTTGGCTATTTCTCCGCTTAATTTTCCTTCCTTATGCAGTAATTTAATTGCTTCATCTTTCTTTTTAAAGGCGAAATTCTTAATATCCTGCTCACTTAAATCTAAAAACCATTTGTTATTAATCTCTTTAGAAATGTCTTGATTAGACAGGCCTTTTCCTTTTAAGTCAATCAAGTCATTTTGTATCTTTTCATCTAATTCCTCTATTTTAACCATAATTTTAATTGTTTTTAGTATTTTTATAGTTTTCTAATTCTTTTTCAATTTCCTCTATTCTAAGTTTAATCATGCATCCGCGCTTTGTAATTTTAAGCGTTTCTTTTAACTGATTTAGCCTTCTTTCCAGTTCTTCTCTTTTTTCCATTTTCCAGAATAGAAATTCTCTTTTCTAAATCTACTATTGCATTCAATAACTTCCAAACATAATCCATCATCTGGATATTAAAATTAGTCATCAAAGCTAAACTTTCTCGGACTTGTCGTCTGAATTTGAACATTTTGCACCTCCTTTTTTATTTGATATTTCTTACAAAAATTTGTCATGTATTGAGCAATAGCTATCTCTATTGGACTAAAGGATTTACTTAATTCCTCTACTTTTGTATCATCAAATAAGAGCAAAGTTGCTTGCATTACATTCATAAATTCATCTTTATTCATTTGTAGCACCTTTTTGTTCCTCTTGCATATTTTCCATGAGGTCTGGATTGAATAGGTTTAATGCCGTGTCTTTTATCGTGGCATAGTCTACATATCCAAATAAACGGGGGTCTATGATGTCCTATTTTGCTATGCTTGGTTAATAATTTCCAACCACCGCAATCCTTACAAATTCCCCAACGATTGCTAATTGTTAATCCTGAGCGCCCCATTCTTTGTATTCAATTTCTCCTCTTTTTTTTCCTTTTGAAGCAATAATTACTGGAATTTTTAAATTCGTTTTAATCCATTCAACTTTTTGTTTTTCAATTTTATCAAGATAACCATTCATTTTACATTCAACAAATTTAACCTCAAATTCGGGTTCCATTCCAGCCAAAATTATAAAATCAGGAAATCCACTTTGTGTCATCATAGGGCATTTCTTAAATGGGTTCCACTTACTTTTTGCCTGTTTAAATGTTGCTTTAAATGGGGGATTTACTTCTATTTCTCCAATTAGTTTGCATCCTGCATTTTCAACCTGTCTTTTAATTTCTTTTTTAATTCTGTCTTCATTTATTTCAATTTCCACATCATTTGTATTTCTAAAAACAATCCAACCTTTCTTTTCTAAATCTTCTCGGACTTTCGATTCAAAACGTTTTCCAGCTGCTCTTGATTTTCTTCCTAATTCTCTCTTATTACTCTTCTCCATTTGCTTTTTTAGGTCCTCCATTTGTAAATTTGGGTGCCCATTTGTTGTATTTCTTTAAATGGCAAAAAGCACATAGTCCTTCTTTTGTTAGACTATTAAATCTGTTTCTACACCCTTCACATTCCGTTGTCATTCCATTCATTTTCCTCCAAATCTTTATTATGAATAGTGTCAGGAGTTTTGTTCGTTTCTGCCTTATCCCTATTTAAAGAGTTCCTAACTTTACCGACATTAAAGCCGATAACTTTTTCTGGGGCATTAACTTTTGTTTCCTGACTTAAATCTATTCCTAAATCTTCTTTTGCTATTTTGTTTATAATTCCTTTTACCCAATCTTCATATTTGGGATTTCCTTCTGCAAATAAAAAATCTTTTATGTTATCTAACATTTCTTTCATCTTCAAGAGAGATTCTTTGACTGCTTGTTGCGATTGTTTCTTCTTGCTAAATATACAAAGCATACTTGGAAATGGTGCAGAACCCGAACCTTTCTGGTTTCCTATAAACTTTATTCTTCCTTTTATAAATCTAATCTCTGCATTATTATAGACATATTTATGAAAATATGTTGTATCCGTTCTTGCTGGAATTAACATTACAATTATATTATTATTTGAAAGTTCATAACATTTCTTAACAAAATCCTTAATCTTATTTCCATAAGGAGGATTACACCATATAATCTCATTTATTGGAAATTGTTTTAAAGCATCATCTTTTTCTGAATAAAACCTATTTACCTTCTTATTTTTATCTGTTGCACAAAAATCCAATGTAAAACCAAATTCCTTATTAATTTCATTAAATAACTCCTTTGGAGTTTCCCAATCCATTTTAATACTGCTTAACATCGTTTTAATATTTCTCATTTCTCTCGGCTTCTTCTATTTTTGTTTTGAAAAATTGTTTGTTTGTCATTTGTTCTCCAGAATTTTAATCGCTTGTTGAAGGTCTGAAATCTTTTTAACAATACTTGGAAATTCTACCTCTAAATCCTTAGAAATATTCTCATAACCTACTCCAACCTCTTTCATTTTCTCTTTAGTAAATACATCTCTCAAAAACTCTAAAAATCTCTTGTTGGCTTCAAGTTGTGTGGATATTTTTGCTTGACATTCTTTACAAAAAATCTTCTCTTGGCAGATAGAACAAAAATCGCCATTCTCCTTATATTCCCAATTAAATTTCTTTCCACATCCTTTCATCAGTTCGTTTGCTATGTCTACTTCTGCTTCTGTCATATTTCCTCAGCATTCTTTAGTTTTTTTATAATCTTATCATAATTTAAAAATCTGTAAATATTGTTTGGAGCTCTTTCTAATTCTTCTATGATATTTTCTATTTCAGCTGAATTTAATTTCACTATTTTATTTGTTAGCTTGATTATCATTTTTCTCCGAGTTGGTTTATTTTTTGCTTTAATTCTTTTAATTTATTCATTACTCCTTCTTTATGAACATACACTTTATCATCTTCATATGTTATCTTTAAATGGTTTATTACACTACTACTTTCATCAATTATCTTCAAAATCTCTTCCTTTGTCAGTCTTGCTCCTTCCTCAAATCCAGCAATATAACAAACTTTCCTATTCATAGAAGTTGTAAACTTCCCCTTATTCATTAAATCTTTTTCTTTTAATTTTGCTCCTTCTTGGAGACCTCTCTCAAAACAATCTTCTCCGAAATCTATCCACCAAAGATTACTTTTTAAGATATAGTTTTTTATTTGCCACTGTTTTCCTCTACTTTTAATTAAATCTTCACACGATTTTCTAAACTCAATATGCTTTTTGATTATATCTGCTTTACCTTGACATTCTACACATTTAATACTATGTCCGCAATAGTTACAAGTTCCTTCATCTTTATCATCACAAATAGTTTTTCCACATCCTTTCTCTATCTCTTTCAATTCTTGTTTAAATTTGTTTAGTAGGCTCATTTTAGCACCAAGTCTTTTTAATTTGTAATCCTCTTAATAACCCATTTAAAAAATAAAAAATATCGTTCAAACTTCTTAATTCTTTTTCTTTATCTAAATTACCAAAAGGTCTACTCCAATCTTCTCTATAACTAACCATTTCATGAACTGTTTTAAGTTCTTTTAAGTTCCCTTCCTTAGCTAAAAGCTCAATCATTTCTCTTATTTTTGTTATATCTTCTGTCATTTTTTCCTCAAAACCACCCTGCCGCCGCCGTAGGAAACCGCGAGGCTACCACCACCCGCGCACCAACGGCTGTCCCAGCTGAGACAAGCCCAGAACAATTCCCAATAACTATCTTTAAATAATTTAATTGCATAATAAGATACAGGGTAATCTTCAAATTCAAATGCTTTATCGTTTATCATATTGATTAAATCTATTGCAGGACACCATTCAAAACCTTCAGGAACTTTAAAATCTTTAAATGGTTTGTCCCATTTATATATTCTATATTTTCTTTTTTTGTAGATTACTTTTTGGTATTCTAAGTCTTTAGTTTGGTTTCTCTTAATTAAAACTTCCTTTTGATTTTCTAACTCTTGCTTTTTCTTATTTAGTTCTTCAAGTTGTTTGTCTATTTGTTGTAAGTTCATTTTAAGCTCCTAAACAGTATTACTCCGAGAGAAGGACTCCCGCAATTAGGATCCCAGCTGCAGTAGAGGTCAGCCCAATTCGAATTCGCGTCGAAACTCGTGACATAATTATTATCTTTACTAATTTTATCAGGATTAGGAACAAATGCCAAAAAATCTTTAAATTGAGGATATTTATTTAAGTCTAAGTTTCTGCATTTTTGCAAGATTTCATAAGTTGCTATTTGTTCTTCTTTTACTAATTTTAGTATTTCAGAGTAAGTTTTTCCATTATAAATTTGTTGGCTTATTTTTATATTTAGTTCTGGTATTTTTGTATAAATTGGCTTATATTTATTTCTATCTAATTCTATCTTCTCCTGTTCTTCTATTTTGTTTAAACTTTCTTGAAGCTTTGCTATTTCGCTTTTAATTTGTTCTTTGGATTTCATATTAAATATTTCTCCAGTTGTTTTTTTAATTCATCAATATTTTTGGATAAATCATTTAAAGAAACTATTGTTAATTCTGAAATGTTTTCATAATGTTTGGAAATTGATTTCTGCCATTCTTTGCTTATCTTATTTTGAATTTCCCAAACATAAATATCTCCATGTTCGTCTTTCATCCAAATATCGGGATAATTTTCATTAATCTCTTCGGGATTAAATTCTGTATATATTGGAACTTTGCAACTATCTTTATGCTTTCTTCTTAACATTCTAACTAATAAAGTTTTAACTATATCGTGAAAATCAACATTCTCACTAAAATTTCTTAAAGCGATTTTGTTATTTCTCTTCCAATCAATTAGTCTTAATAGCTTCCTCATCTGTTATGTAATTTATACATGCTATTTTATGTGAACATAGATTGGTTGGTTGAGAACTTGACATATTCTTGCAGGTGCAGGAGTGCTTTAAACAGAAGTCTTGATATTGGAACATAACTTGATACATTTCTTCTGGAAGTAAATCTGCTGTCTTTCCGCTTGGAATTACTTTAAAGAAGATCGCTGTATCTGTCTCACTTTCCAAAATAATTCTATTCTCTTTCAAAACTATTGCTGCTTTTTTAAATAGACTTTTTCTCATTTTTTTCAATTTTATCAAGACATTTTCCACAAGGTATCCCATAAAAATATATTTCATAAATAGATTGTAAAAAGGTTTCTCCCCAACATTCTTTTCCTATTATTATTGTTTTTGTTTTGCCACATTCTCTGCAAGGAACTTTTATTTCTACATCACATAAATCAAATAACCATTTTCCTCTTTCTAAAAAAACTAATAAATCTGGAAAATCTTTTCTTGCTTTTCTTCTTGCATTACAAAATATTTTATTATATCTATCAAAATTTCCTTTTCGTCCTTTTCCGATAAAACGTGTCAATAGTCTTTTTTCTTCTTTCATTTTAGCTCCATTTTACATAAACTCCTGATTTAAGTAAGATTATCTGAGTAATCTCATTACACCTTACTGAACTAAGAAAGTCTATTAAACTTCTTAATTTTATTTCTGATTTAATTAATGTCCACATTTTATAAATTTGAATTGTTTAACTGCTATTGTATGAGAGCAAAAGCCCAAACCTCTTGCAAAGCCCTGACAGTTGCATTCTCCATTTTTTATCTTATATGTTGTTTTATTATATCCCTTAATTGGCTTACAGATGAACTCTCCAAAACCAATCTCCACTATGCAATCATTCCTTAGAAAGTCTTCTGCTTTCGTTAGGATTGTTGACACTTCCTTTACCCCGCTATTTTTAAGCCGCAATAATTCCTTGCTTTCTGGCTCCCAAAACATTACATTTCTAAAAGTAATCTCTCTTGGAGGCTCATAAGTTTCAGCTAACATTCTTTAAATCATCTCGTATTTTTAATAAAATAGTTGCGAAATCTCTTATTCTTAATTCTGTAATTGTTAATCTATCTGCATCTTTGCAGGTTTGATTATGGTCTTTTATCCATTCAATAGCAGCATTAATAGCCCACTGACAGCTGACTACTTTCTGATTTTCCAGATAACTTTGTTCTTTCTTCTCATAAAAATTATCTTTTGGATTTGAATAGCTTTTTGCCTGAGTTGGAGCCTGACTTGAACTTTCTCCAAATGCCTTCTTTATGAAATTAACAATCCTCTTTTTTCCTTCCTGATTAAATGTGAATTCTACTTCCTTATGAAGAAGCGGCGGAATATATTGCGGATCTATGACTTCTGCTAAATGATACCATGTTTCCCCTATTTTAACGAGGTTTTTTTCTTCCCAATAGCTTTCTAATGTTCCGTTCATTTTTGTCCTCCTTTCAAATGTTTAAATTTTGAAAGCATTAAAAGCGCACCCGCTTCATAGAAATTGGAAATCTTTATAAAATTTTCTTTAGATACCTTTTTAACCTGCTTAATAATTTCTTCCTCGACGGTTATTGTTATCTTTTTACAGGCCATAGGTATATGTAGTAATAGGTATTTATAAACCTTTCGGTTCGGAGAAAAGGCGAGCAGCAGACAAAACATCGCCTGAAAAAAAGAGGCGAAATGAAATTCACCAGTTAAAGATTTGTAGTCTGTTATTTTGCATTTTTGCTTTTAGTTTCTCCGAATAATAGATTTGATATTTACTTTAATCCTCTTTCCGCAATAGGGACATAAAGTTGTTGCCTCATATCTCCCGATAAATCTTTTTCTATTCCCGCACTTGTTGCATCCCACTATTACATCTATTTTTAAGTTCATTTATATAAGTAAAGAAATCTATTTTCCCTTTGTTGAATTTTTCAAAATATTCTGCTATCTCTTTATGAGTTGGTGGCCTGTTCATTTCTTCAAAAAAGTTCTTTTTAAAATTGCTTTTCTGGCAAATTCTCTTAGCCATTTCCCTATTAGCCATTTTATCTAAGTCCTCTTGAGAAAATTCTGGTTCAGGACATTCTTCTATTTCAATCGTTCTTTCTGCAAATTCTGCCATCTTTCACGGTTAAGTCAAAATTTATTAAAATCAAATCAATATATTCTTTGGCTGTTCTTCGAGCTAAATTCTTCTTTAAACAAACCTCTGCAATCAATCTTTCATAAATGATTTCATTAATTCCTTTCTCAATAACTAACTTTAATTCTTCTATTGTTTTTTGTCTATTTGACATATGTTTTATAAGAAAACAGACTATTTAAATGTTTGGTTTGGTGTGTGTGCCATGCCTTTCCCAGACATAAGGACCTATGTATTTTTAATATATATAATTTAATTTATATATAAATGCTAACAGAGTTATCACTCGCTTCCTGTGGTTAGCCATTCGATCCTTTTTGTTCCAAGTCGGTATAACTTGAGAGGCTAACAATTTTGATCCAACACGCACACATAAGGTTAAAAGCCAATCCTCATCAAATAAACAGCCTTGTAGACTTCAGAAAACAAGGAAGTTTTCTCTGATTATCTATTGGAAATATGTGTAATGAGCTCACAGGTTAGTATCCTGTCGTAGAATTAATAAATAATTGGACTATTTAAAGATTTCTATAGTGGAGTTATCTTTCTTTCAGCATATCCTGTTGCTATAAAATATCTTATCTTGACTGGAACATAGCCTTTACATTCTTTATTTTTATCGTCGGGGATGCAAATTGAACAATCTCCCCAGCCCTCTAAATCATGTTTTCTTTTACTCCTCGCAAAGACCTGATTGATGCATCTGATTTCTTCTCTCATTTTTCAACGTATCGTTCCATTTTTGATGTATTACTGCTTGTATTCTATCATAACTAAATTCAATCTTACACTTTCCTCTCGGATATAAATTATTTAATTTTTTAACCAATTCATATGCATCATTAATTCCCTCGCTTCTCACTGCCTTACACATTATTCTCAGCGAATTAGAATATTCTTCAGCCGATTGACATTTAGTTCTTAATTGAAAGAACTCACTCTCTTGAACAGCATATTCAAATAAATATTCAAGAAATCTGTCTATATTTTCTTCTCCGTAATATTTTCTTAACTCTCTTTCTTTTTCTTGAATATTCATAATACAAATTGAAAAGCCTGAGGTTTAATTTTTTTTAATGCTCTATGTCTGTCTAAATTTAATTCAACAATCCAGCCACCTCTTACTGGCTGAATTCCTTTTCTTTTCAAGTAATCGTTCTGTTTCTGAAATGCCCCACACATAAATAAATGTATATTTCGATAAACCATATACATCATCCTATGTAAATGCCCGAATAAAAGAATATCTGGTTTCTGGCCACCTTCTAATTCATTTATATATTTTTGAGGCGAATAACTAATTGCATAAGCAAAACCATAATCAGGATGAGCCAAGTCTATATTCACATTATTCCATTTAACTCTTGCATAATATCTACCCAAATAAATTATATCTTTCCTTCCTTCAAAATCCTGTTTTTCGCTTCCATCTTTAGGGATTGCTCCGCCGTGAACAATTAAATTGCCTACATCTATTCCGCTTCTTCTATAAGCTTTTAAATCGTGATTTCCTGTTATGACCATAGTTTCAATCCCTTCAATCTTTGGATAATTTCTGTTAAAATATTCTGCCTGTCTTTCTGTGCCGATTACTTTTAAATCATTCTCCTGCCCCATATAGACACCATTTCCGTCAGTTAAATCTCCTGAATGAAAAACTCTGGTTATCCCTTCTCTTTTAAAAATATCATACATTTCGTGCAAATGCTCCAAATCCTCACTTTCTGTTCCCAAATGAGTATCACTCACAATACCAAACCTTATTACTCTATCAGGTGTTTGTATTCTTTTGTGTATCATAATTTAGTAAGTTTCCTTACTTTATAAATTTATTGAAAAATAAAAATTAAATAAAAATAAAAAATTAAAGAAGTTAATAAGAAACAACTGGTTTCTCGCCTTCTTCATATGTTACTTCAACATCAAATGTTTTGTAACATTGTTTGATGTCATCCTGCTTGTATTTAAGTTTTACCTCAAATCCAATAGTCTGAGTATCATCATCATTATCTATAGAGACATCCTCACCGATTTTATTAACTGAAATCTGACTCCAGTCATATTCATTTCCCGAACAAATATAAGGATCATCTTTCTTCAAGTCTTTAAGGAAGTCTTTTAATGCGTTCTCTTTTAGAACAGCTATTTTGTCGACTTCAACAGTTATGTTTTTCTCTACAGTTACCTGAACTGGCACCTCTTTAATTACTTCTTTTTCGACAACTTCAACATCTGGATGTATAGCATATCCTAACAGCAAAGCTGCTGCGAAAAGAACTACTCCTAAGATGGCCAATCCTGCAATAGATTTTCCGTTCATTTTAACTCCCTCCTTTCAGTTTTTGAAATGTGAGACTTCATATTCTTAGTAGGCTAAATAGGTATTTAAAGATTTCTATTTACATAATACCCAAAATACTTGAGCCATTTACTCCGATTTGAACATTAGTAATTTGGCAGTTATCCGTATTATTCAATTTTAAAGGAATTTCCCATATCCCATTTCCTATAAAAGTTCCGGGCATTTGAAATATTCCCCCTGAAATATGGCCCCCAATATTATCCAAAGAGACTGTGAAAGTTCCCCCAGAAATCTGTCCGGGCTGATTTGTCACAGGGCAATTGAATGTTCCTCCAGTGATTGTAGCTGGATTACTAACTGCATAATTGAATGTTCCTCCCGAGATAATTGCTCCATTTGTAACATTTGAATTGAAAGTTCCATTACTTATTTTAGCCCCGTTATTATTATTTACTACGGCATTAAAAGTTCCTCCATCAATAACTCCTCCCGAATTATTCTCACAATAATTAAAAGTTCCCGCACTTATTGTTCCTGTATTATTAACAACAGCATTAAAAGTTCCACCAAGAATATTATGAGTATTAGTCACTTGAGCAAAAAAAGAACCATTAATAATAGTTGTTGATGAACCTGAAGTTGTAACTGTTCCATTATAATTGCCTGTTACTATTTGTCCCGTTCCCGATAAACTCACAGCCCCATTAAAAGTCCCATTAAGCATTCCGCCATTAGTTGATACACTTCCATTATAAGTTCCTCCCTCTATTGTTGCTCCGTCATAAGTCCAATTAGCGTCAGAAGTCCCTGTGCTTGGATTATTTGTTACGACAACCCCCTTAGTTACTGTATCTCCTGTTGTAGGTATTCCTTCTGGAATATAATTACTTGCTACATCTAAATCACCAGAACTTGTTCCAGACCATATATAGCTTGTCATTTTAGTATCCCGGTATAAAACTTACCACATAGAATTTATCTGCACTTGTATCAGCAACAACACAGAGCATATCCATTTGATTTGAGCCTGTGCTAAAAGGAAGTGGTGTAGTTGCACTTGAAGGAATTGAAAATTTATTGCCAAGAGTGACTGTTCTATTTCCAGAACCATCTTGTTTTATAAACCAAACATAATTTTCTGCATCTATGGGATTGGTTGGATTTCCAAGAATTGTATTCCCTGTAAGTGTGACTGTGAAAATATCTCCTAAACTTAAATTAGTAGAAGTCGTAGTAGAACAAGTTAAAGCAATTTTAACAGGTGTTGTATCTTCATAATAATCTAACTGCCCTGAAATCGGGTTAAATTTATATGACATTATTTAGAAATAGAAACTAAATCAGACCCAGAATATTCAAAACTTATAGTGGCTGTTGTAGTTCCTGCACTTCCCCCTATTTTGTAAACTGAACTTGTCAAATTTCCAGAACCATCATAGGAGAGAGCAACATAATCATAATTACTTGGAGCCAAACTATTTCCAACATTAACAGCTAATTGACCAACTGAATTAACATCTGCTCTTGCATCTGTTGTAGCACTCTTAATCTCAACAGCACCTATCTGAATATCAGAGGTTGTTAATGTAACTCCTGAAAAATCAGCATCTATTCTTAATTTCCCCTCTGGAGTAAAATTAGCAGCTACTGATTCTCCTTGTCCTCTTGCCGCAGGGCTTCCTGTTTCAACAATTCCCCCTATATTAGTAATCAAAGGATATGGAATTTCATCTCTTGGATTTGTCATAAGTTCTTTAATAAAAATTGCTTTAAATAGTTTTTTAAAGTTTTATATAAACTCCTTTTTTAGTTCATTAAACACTTCCTCGTCTGTCTTCCAGTCTGCATAAAAATTGCTTGCTCTCTCTCCATTTAAATGTAGACCGAATTTTGAAGAATTGTCTACAATAAACTCCATATAAACTTCTAATCCATTTGGTCCGAAGATATCTACATTAACTTTATTTATTTCATAATTTTGATTATTTATTAACATCCGAATGGGTAACTCCTTTCAGTTGAACTTTCTACAACAGGATAAACAAAAGTTCCTATTAATGGATAAAATAAAGTTTTATCACACCAAAAGGTAGGTTTTGTTCCTTCATCAAATTTAACTGGATTTGCATAAACTGAATAAATTGTCATGTTATTGTAAAGTCATCAAAGTAAAATGCGTGAGTTGTTGAGTTTGGAATTATCTCAAAACTCAATTCTCCGTTACTTGTAACATCTCCTGAATTTGCTGTATATGAATATTGAACCCAACTGGTTGTTAAACTGCTGATAGTTGCTCCAGTGGTTATTGTCTTTCCATTTAATCTTAATATAGGCACAATAGTCCCAGCCCAGCCAGCATTTGCTTTAATGTAAACACTTACCGTATATCCTGTTCCACTTGTTGCTTTAAAAGACATTAATTTAATTGGACTAACTTGAATTGCCATAGTTGATTTAAAAGTAAATTGCCAACAAGGCGGAGTAGTTCTATAAGTGGCTGAGGATTTTTGTATTGATTGATTAGCCCAATATTGTCCATCTACAGGTCCATTAGTCCAGTTTTCTATTTGGTATCTTGGCCTTAAATAATTTGCTCCTGCTACATCATTTATTGATTTGGCAGTTGAAGGTGCATCAATCGTGCAATCATTTACAAAAACAGTATCGCAATTTAAAACTGTATTGATAGCTGTTGTAGTTGGTGTTGTAAATGTTCTTCCCGTAATTCGGATATTTCTTGAATATTGGTCTATATCTATTCCATATTTGTCGCTTGTTGAACTTCCGCCAGTAATCTCACATCCCATACA